TATACCTATATCGGAAACAGCGCCGGCTTGCTTGGCTGACAGCATACCCATTACGCCAAATTCTTTTACATTTTCGGTCATGACTGCTAAGATGTCTTTTTGTAATGAAAGCTGATTATCAAATGAGCTTACTACTTCATTTGATGCCTTTACTATATTCTTAGTCTGTGCATATGTTAATCCGGTTGCAGTCGATAATTCGTGAGCTGTATGTGACAGCTTTGTAAATATTACTGCAAGGCTGGCTGCTGCGACGACAATTAGTAGTACTGGGTTCATTAATGCTGCTGCGTTAAAGCCCATCATTCCTGCTTTTAACGCTGCCATAGGACCTTGGCCGGCGATAAGAGCTTTGGCATATCCCTTTGCAGCGTTGGTCATAGCAAGTGTAAAGCTCTCTGACAATGTGTCTAGGCCCACTAGTTTGCTTATAGCCTTTCCTCCAGGTAACTTATCAACAAATCCGGTTGCATTGCTGATTAGCGTCTGAGCTTGATCATTTACCTGCTCAAATCCCTTTTTTGTTTGCACCAAGATTTTGTTTCTAGATTGTGCTACTTTAAGAAGTATTTTTTCTGCTTGTAGTTGCTTAACGGTCCATTTGTTTGCACCCTCGACATACATGCCTTCTTTATTTTTTGAATCGGCTATTTTTTCGCTTATCTTTAATTCTAAGCTAAGGAGTTTATTTGTTTGGCCGGCTCCGGATATTAGATCGCCCATATGGCGCCCTTGGTCTTTAAACGCTTCTCCGATTCTGTCTGCCATAGAAAGTGTGTCTTCGAGGTTGGCATTGTAATCTGCCATCCTTGCTAGATCTGCTTCAGTAATTTTTTTAGGTTCTCCCATACTATTCTATTTTCGAATTAATATCTATCTAAAGCTCTTTGTGCCACTGCTTTTAACTTAGGGGAGGCATTATCCCCTAACTCATCCATTATTGTTTTGAGCCGTACGAGCTGGTATTCATGATCGGCCATAGCGGCCTTCATTTCCGGGTCTCTATTTAGTTTCTTCATAGCCCTTTTAACAGCAGGCTTCATTAGCCATTTAAGTATTTTTAGCGCCATGCCCTCATTAATTTGATTAATCTGGGCTAGTTGTTGCTTCTCTAAAATATTTTCTGACATAGTTAATATCCTCTTTTAAATAAATATCAACGTCATGGTATTTTATATGCTTTATCTGCCTTTAGATGGCCGGGATGAGTTTGATCTAGCTTTTTGTTGTCGCATTGCCTTCTCATGTTCTTTCTTTTGATCACTAAACATTTTAGACATCTTTAATATATAGAATGTACGTAGGTATATAGGCATATTATATACATCATTGTAAGTGAACCCACCTTTACTATGATATACTAAATCAAATATCTGTTCTTGTTTTTGTACTCTATAACTCGGCGTCAGGCCAAAAAAAGTCCAATCCGATGTTAACTGGAGTGCGAAAGGTATCTCCGGAATCTCCATCCGGGACTTCTACTGAAAGATTTACTTCTGGGGTTATTTTTGCTAGAAACTGACGGATTGCTCTTGAATCAATTGCTAATAATTTAGAATCAACATGTTTTCTAATTTTTGTGCTATCAGTATCGCCATCTATATCAACTATAATATATTTCATCATTGTTGATATTGCAGCTACTTTTTTTAGTTTTGCCAATCCCTTTAGTTCCGCATCCATTTTAGCTTGGTCTCGTTGTGTTAAAAGCTTAAGTTTAATTGGAAGTTTTGAGGCCGGGAGGACTAGACCGAATTCATTCACGCCAGTCTTAATTAAATCCCAATCAATTTCTTTATCTTTTAATTTAGTCAAATCTACAACATGTTCTATTGTTTCGCCTGTTGTTGGACTTTGTGCTTTGATGGGGTAATCTTTACCATAACCTAATACCCTTGCTGCTACCATAATTGCATTTTTGTCACACAATAAAAGATCATTATAATCACATGGTGTTACAATTAATGCTTTAAATAGTTTATCTAATACAACTCCATTTTTAATGAACGACTGATTTGTAAGGATATCTTCTTCCTTTGCAGTCATATATTTCATTTCAATGGTACCTTTTTGCAAAGGGTGTCCTTGTGGGTATAGTTTACCTTTACTAGGTAGTTCTACAATCTCCGTTGGAAAGTCAAATACTAATGTATCATCTACTGCATTAGTATTATATTTTGCGGTTGCAATATCTTTTAATTGTTTGTCTGACATTGCCGGGGACTTGCCGGGGTAATCATCGTTAACTTGTTTTGCCATAGTTGTTCTCCTAATAACTTATTATTTTATATAAATATGCCTTGAGTGTAAAAAATCCCACCGTAAGGTAGGATTCTTTAATGCTTTTGAAATATTTATTTAGAATTGCAAGATTGCATAATCATACTTCAATGTCAACTCAATTTGTAATGGGTCTTCTGTTGCCCAATCCAAATCTCCAAATGTTGCCGATGAAATAAATGCACCTTTCAATGTCCACTCTTCAACTTTATCGCCTACAGGTCCTAAAGTATTAAAAGTTAGGTCCTTCTTGTAAAAGTCAGAATATCCATCTCTTCCTGTTACAGACTCGTGGTGTAATCTTACCCATTCCATAACTGCTTGTGCCCCTGAAGGAACAACTGGGTCATATAATGTTACGGTAACATCTTGCCATCTAGACTTTCCTTTTAACTTTCGTTCGACGTTAATATGATCTAATATAACTTCGCCCTGGTCAATTGAAGGTCTTGATGCCGCCTTGATAAGGTATGAAGGGATTCCTTCAATATACATGATGAACCGATTGGCCATCTTCGGCTCATATGCCGTATAAAATATTTCGGTTGGGTCAAGTAGTTCTGCCATCTTTTTATTCCTCTTTAATATAAATATGCACTATCCTAAAAATTACTCAGGAAAAGCTGCTCCTGTTGGTAAAATATTGAAATCAATTACAATAAACTCAGCTGCCTTAGCAGGTTGAAGGAATATTTGTCCTACCATTGTATTTCTATCAATTACGTCAGGTGTATTATTACTCTCATCCATTACTACTTTAAATGCATACAACCCTTGTCTTTGTTGTACATTTTCAAAATATGGATTAACGATGCTTAAGAATCTGTTTCTAGTTGCGGCTGTATTATTTTCAAATATTAAGAATTTAGTTGTACTACCAATAAATTTCTTTGCCGCAATTAATAATCTTCTCACATTCACTCTATCTAATGCAGATGCCTTTTTCTGTAATGTCTTTTGTCCAAATACTGTCACTCCGGAATTCGGAAAAGTTGCAATTGGATTAACATTACTTTCATATAAAGTATCTCTATTGGCATGAGTTAATTTTCTTTCTGTTGCTACTGCTATATCAATACCACCTCTGTTTAAACCAGCTGGGGCAAACCATGGAGCAGCAACTCTATCATTAAAGGCATATACACTAGGTATTACTGTTGATGCAGGCACCCATACATTTCTTCCTAAATCTGAATCCGGAATTTTTATCCAAGGCCAATACATTGCAGCATAATTACTATCTCTAGCTTCTGCCTTGGCAACTGCAGTAGTAATACCGCCGTTGTATAAAACAGGATCGATAACAGCAAAACAATCACTTCTATCTTCACACATTTGAACTAATTCACCAATTGTTGTTCCATGTTTATCATCAACCAATCCAGGTGCTGTAATTAAATTAATATCATATTCATCTTGATTCTTTAATAATTTAATTGCATCTGAATAAGCTGTTCCACCATTTGCATCTACATCTGGATTATATCCTTGTACATTTGTGTCTTCAATTGTTTCATAGAATTTTTGTGGATGTAAAACATTGCCATCTAATCCGGATGCAAATGACCCTGATCCTACCTCAGGCAGAAAGTCTGTCAATGTCGCATCTCTCACGGCACCATTTGAATCTAAATAGTTATATGTATTTTTAAGAACTGTTGCTCTCACATATTTTGATCTATTTGCAAAATCTCCAGATAATTGAAGATATGGGTCTGTTGTGCCGGTATCCGCTAACGCAAATGATTGATCACCAAGTCGTCTTGCAATATAATCAGTTGAATTAGGATCTAAAGTTAGATTTGTATGTTGTTCTAAAATAGATTTTCTGTTACTAGTATCATCACCTCTTCTTAGAATGAGGTTAAATGTACCTTTATTTGCATTTTGAGAAGTTATTTCCCATCTTACATTATTTTCAGTACCATTAGGTAATGTATTATTTGTTCCTTCTGTGCCGCCTCCGCTGTTTTGGTCTAGCCCATCTGATAAGGTAGTTAATGTAACTACCGCAGTTTCTGTACTTGATGCAGCTCCTCCACCCATTACAAACCCGGTGGTGCCTGATGTTGCTCCAAATGTGCCTGGAGCAGCATTCGATGCTGTTGCAAATGAAAAGCCATTAGGTGTCGTTCCTATTGTAGATCCAGATAATATTAATTTGCCGGCTACTGCTGTAGCTGTTATTCCCGGAATGGCTTCTGCTGCAATTTCAAGTACTAAATTATCTGCTAATGCGGTAACATCAGCTCCTACTGGAAAGAATCTAACGGATCCATCAATTGAATCACCAGAGCCATCTGCACTAGCTACAAATGTTCTTGTTGTCGACCCAGCGATTATTTTAAATGTCTCTTGAGCGGCAACAGTGCTCAATGTCAATGACCCGGTCGAAAATGTAGTTCCTACTGTCGTGCCGGCAATCAAATCTGATGTTGCTGGAGCATATCCTGTTGCTAATATTCTAACTACTGTCAATGTGTCTGCATACTTAAGATACTCTTGTGCAGAATAGTTAGTTAAATATTTATACGATTGTTCTGATGCTCCAGAGCCGGAAGTAAATTTTCCTCCAAATTTTTGGACAAATTCAGAATAACTCGATACAATTGTCGGTATTCCTGCCGGGCCTTTTTGTGTCGGTCCTATAACAGCGGCTCCAATTGCTTGGATTCCTGCTGGTAAAAACGACTGATCTACTTCATTAGTAAATACGCCTGGTGATACAATTTTTTCTGCCATGTTAGTGTTCCTCTTTTATTAATCAATTTCTTATAAATATTAGAACTTATAGCCAAACATTCTATTTTACTGGAATAAACTCGCCGCTCAAAAGGTCGACTTGTCCGGCTCCATATTTTTCGTTTAGAGTTCTAACTAATTCTTGTTCTTTTGTCTGTAATTTAACGTAATCTGTTTGTAGTTTACCTTTTGCAATACTGAGTGATTCTGACCTCTGGTTGGTTAATAATATCTCTAGTTCTACTTGTCCAAATTCAGAAATCTTTTGTGAATTCTCATCTCTTAATTTGGTAACCTGATCGAGTTCTTCTTGCGTAAATTTAATTGGCTCTGCCATAACTTTTTCCTTTTAATTTGTTTTATATAAATATATAATAATGCCTAAAACCCGCCTTTTGGGGTATTGGTAACATCTGAATTAAATCCGGTTTGACCATCTCCGGAGATTTGTTCATTTCCAAAATTAACCTTTTTAACAGAAAATCTTTTTTGGAAGTTTGATTTTTGTAATTCATATGGCATTAATAATGATGCTTTACATGTCAATGGTATTGTTGCTCTCACTACCCTATCTTCCCCCGATGCATTTGTTGTATCAAAACTAACATCAGACATAAACACTGGAAACTTAAATGTCGTTCCATATGCAAATCCATTTGTAGGTAATATCTGTTCAACTATTGAATTCATTTGTTCTGTATATTCTGTCCATAATAATAATTCATATGATACATCTATAAATTCTGGTACTGGTGCTAGATAATATTCTTTTGCACGTTTAACTCGATGCTGCGTTGCAAATCTACTGTATCTATTTTCTAGAGTATGTTTATTCTGGAACACATAATCGTTTCCCGCCGGGTTGTTATTGACGGCCAAGGTTTTTAAAGTGTCTCGATCTATAATAGATCCTCTTCGTATACTTAAAACCGGCGTCATAATCTTACCTTTGCGATCTCTCATATATCCTTTTGCTTGTACCTGTGCCCATTTTTCTCCATTTGCATACATTACCGGAACGTCTATCATTTGCCCATTCTCTATAACCTGTAATTTAAGTATGTCTCTTATATAAGATATAATAGCAAAATCGACATCCTCAATAGTACATTTAGGAGTTTTTATCGTATCATTATCACGTCTAATTTCGTCTGCTCTATTAGGAACCGCATCTCGCGAAAATGATGAATTTGTTTGATTTAATTTTTTTTCTGCCATTATAAGTTCCTTGGTATATTATTTGGCTTATTGATTCCGGATCGCACTTCTTGGATGTTTAGTCTATTTCTTCTAGTAACATGGCCAGTAACTTTGACGGCTACACTATATCCAAATTCTTCTCGATCACCTTCTACAAATCCTAAATCAGTTGATGGATTAGCCCCTCGCCAATATTGTGATGCGCCTACTGTATCTATTTCGTAAAATTCATTATCCCATTCTAGAATATCACCTTCTTCAATCACAATATTCTTATCTTTTAAATCGTCACGTAAGAAATCAAATGCTCCGATTCTAGTTGAGTCATATCCCGAATCATCGCCTATATATGATTTTTCTTCCTTTGAAGCCAAACAATTTAGGCGCATGGGGGAGTAATAAACTTTCTTATCTGATTCATCATACATGTTAGCCTGAGTCTCTTCTAGGCTTAGTTTGTAGTATGCAACTTCAATATCAATTAAGTTATTGATGAGTTCTCGGTTAACTGATCTAATTAAACTTGCATCTCTTGCTGATCCAAATAATGCCATTACTATTACCCTATATAAATTTTAAGTGGTATCTTGTTCATCTGCTGTTGCAATGAATCTGCCTCTGCTTGCTTTCGTTCCAATTGTGATTGCCTAGACATTGTATCAAGTACTTCTTTAAGTTCTGTTATAAGACCTTCTTTTTCGGTTGCTCCGGCTGATATTAGGTCTGATCCGTTTAGCGTTACCTCAGCATTTGGTATTGGCAATGAGGAATACTTGCCTCTAATATATCCTAACATCTCTTTACATAATGCTAATGTATATCTTCGGATCCATTGTTTGCCAACTGCATTAATATATGTATATGTTATATCCTCATATGGTATATTTGAAAAATCAGATACTGTATTAACATCTCCCTTTAAAGGATCACTCCTATCTGCTTTTTTAATATATTCAAAGTATACTTTTGTAAAATTAGACCCGTTAGGTATAGGAAAGAATTTAATCCTATCATTTACCAATTCAAATGTATATGCAGATTTTCTTATTTGATCATTAAATTCAATTGCCTGCATTCTTAATAAGTCGGCATTCATAGGCATCATCATAAAAGATACGCCTGGAGAATATTGTCCCCAGCCGAAACCTTCTAACATGTTTTGAGAGCCTAATCCTGTGCCTACAAATGGGTCAAAATATTTTACGATGGCCGGTGGTGCTTCGTGAAAGATACGTTTCACTTCAATCTGGTCTACGCCGGCGGTACCGGATTCTAATGTCACGGATGCGGCATCACTCAGGTCATAAATTTGTTGGTTTGCGGACATTGCCACCGAGCCTGTATAATATGTAACATTTCCGCCTACGCCCGCCTCCACTCCATACTCATCTGCTAGTGCAATTAATCCTCCTAATCCGGGTGATACCCTTTTCCCTGATAAATTTGATCCGGTAGATGCGCCATATAAGTTTAACATGTTATCACGTATATTATATGTATTTATTTGAGCACCATATTCAGATACAGCTTCTTCAAAACACGCGTAAAAGTTTATATCCTGTAATTCGATATCAGTTAATGGATATCCCAATCTTTTAGCGCACCAGTCAGATGTTTTGTCTGTATCACTGACAAATGTAGTATCTGCATCATATAATGCAAATGGTGTTTTATCACTAGATGAAAATGATGATGATCCGGGCCATATTGGAATGTTTTTTGCCATAGTAGTTCCTTTTATATAAATATATCAGAGTAGCACATCACACGCCAATTACCTTTGAGACATTTGCAGTAGCCACACCTAGCACTTTGCCTATACTCGCGGCTGCTGTTCCTATGACAGCATGACCGTACCCGGCGGCCGCGACAGTACAATCTAATGTTATTGTTCCACTAAAATTTATAGTTGCCGAATGAGAACCAGCGCCTCCACTGAAAGTGTCGGTATCTTGAAAGTCTGAATCGTGATCTATTACTGCACATATAAAGCTATTGCCGCCTTGAATAATTGATCTGGCAGTTGCGTTAAGAGTTATAGCATTGTTGCCGCCGTTATTCCATGTAGCAAGCTCACTTGAATATACTGTGCTAAAATCTACGTTGTTAAAATCAGCAACTACAAGATCGTCATTAGTTCCGCCAAAAGCATCGCTAGCACAAACTATAATATCAGCATTATTAGTAGTACCTGCGCCGGCTATATTTAAAACAGCTGCGCTTACGGTACCTGTAATACCACTCGAATCAAACTGTAAAAAAGTTCTTATATATCTATATGTTCCGCCACCTCTTCCTGGACTTGCAAAATACTGAACGCCGGTGGCTGTTCCTGTACTTGTTGATTGTCCTACAGCTTCATCTCTTGCGGCTGCTTGGGAATTGTCTACTGTACCAACAACGTTCCCTCCTTTATTAAGATTTAGAGTAGGCATCAGTACTGTTTTTTAGGTAAATAGTATTTATTCGAATTAAAATACATGTTAGATGGTGGATTTACATTTATAGTTTCGTATTCAACATTTTCTATGTTTTGAATTGTTGTTGCGTCTTTATTGTTATTCCACCAAGTTACTTTAGCGCCTGGTTTAACTAAAGAAGCTATGTTACTACCAAATCTACTCCAATCAGCTTCGCCCCAAGTATCATAAAACACGCCATTATACGTAGATAAAGAATCTTTTATATCATACCAATCACCTTCTACTATAGTAACGTTGGACTTACCAATAGCCCAAGCTTTTGCTTTTTCTATTATTTGTGGATGTAGTTCTACTATAATATGTGACGTTATAGAGTTTGCTTGAATATACCCAGCAGATATACCCATACCAAATCCTATTTCTAATATATCTCCGCCATTTTCACAAACATAATCTGCTGAAGCTTTCATGATCGCATCTTCCCAGTCCATCATTACTTCCATTTCTCCAAAACCCTCAACAGTATAATAAATTTTATCAGATGCAAATGTTAATGTTTCGTCTTTATATGCCATTATGCTATCTCCACCCAAGTATTATCTGGTGTGAAGTATACTGTGTCGCCTCCAAAATTCCAACCTATTACTCTTGCAACGTCGCCTGATACACTTGGGACGTTATTTGAAGCAGATCCAGGAGATTCCAGATATAATGCACAGCCATTTAATCCCCCGGGCTCATATCCTATATTTGCCATACCTCTTAATAACATGCCGTCGGCTGATGAATTACTTCCTACGGCTAGGCCTAATGAGGAAGATGCATGTCCATTAGATCCCGAATGTGCCAATGTCCATCCTGAGCCTGTATGAGCATATATTAATCCTGGTATCGTCGGGATATCGCCAAATTTAATTATATCTCCTTGTGCAGTGCCTGCTATTGAACTTGTATTATATACTAAAAGTCCGGCCTGGCCATATACATGCCCACTTGAACTTATATTGCCTGAGGCTGTTATGTGACCAAACAATACATTACTACCTGTTACTGCCAAATGTACTAAGCTTTGATGTGAATTAGTAACCTTGGCATCATTTGCAGTTACCCTGGTACTAAAACTAGCACTTGGTGCAAAGAATGAACCACTGATGTTTGCCGTTAACGCTAACGCTGATATGTCTTGATGCGAATTAGTAACCTTGGCATCATTTGCAGTTACCCTGGTTGAGAATGAAGCACTTGGTGCAAAGAATGATCCAGAAATGCCTGCGGCCGTAAACACGCCATTTCCTTCTAAAGTGGTTGTTCTTGTACTAAAACTAGCACTTGGAGCAAAGAACGATCCACTAATGTCTGTTGCAATTTGGGCTGAACTACTTATTATATTTGCGGTATGGATTACACTTGTTACTGCTGCATCTGTATAGCTTATTTTTGCATCATTAGTAGTTACCCTTGTACTAAAACTAGCACTGTCAGCTATTAAATTAGGACCTATTATATTACCACTCGAACTTATATTACCTGAGGCTGTAATGTTACCGTTAACGGTTACTGTGGAATTAAATGTGGTATCTAAGTCTGTATTTAGTGAAGAATATACTTTAT